GTGCTGCGGGCGATCGCGGCGGCGCGGCAGGACGAGCTGGTGATCGATGTGTCGGGGCTGGATGAGTTCGACATCGGAGACTTCAGCGGGGAACTGGAGGACGCGCGGAAGCTGCTGGAGTTGGGGATCGAGTCGCCGACGCTGCGACAACAAGTCTACAAGAAGCTGGCGGCGAAGTACCTCTGTGACGTGCGGCAGCAGGTGAAGGACCGGATCGCCAGGGAGATTGAGGAGTCGTTCAAGCAGTGAGCGAAACGGAAAGGGACATGGAAGAGAACAAGGCGCAGAGCGGGGAGCCGGCGAGCGACGCGCGCGGGCTGATCCGGGAGACGATCGAGGAGTTTCTGAAGCGGGAGCAGGTGAGGACGGAGCCCGCCTACAAAGCGGAGCTGTTGGAGGAACGCAAGCGGCGGGAACAACTCGAACGGCGGCTGAACGAGCTAGTGGAAGAGAACAAGCGGAGCCGGCAGCAGGCCGAGGAGGCGGACCGCCACGCCAGCATCCGGGCGGAGCTGCAACGGCAGGGCGTGGTGAAGGCGGACCTGGCGTTCAAGGCGATTAAGGAGGAGGTGTACCGCACGGAAGACGGGCGCTTAGTCGCACGCGGGGAGCAGGGCGAAACGACGCTCAAGGACTACGTCGCGCAGTTCGTGCGAGAGAACCCGGAGTTCCTGCCGGCGCGGATTGCGGGGGGCTCGGGGGTGAGCACCGGGCAGCGGACGCCCGCAGTGAGCGGCGGCGGCGTGGACCTGGACAAGATCAGACCGGGGATGAGCGCCGACGAGGCAGAACGCACTCGGCAGGAAATCTTGCGGGTGGCGTCGCAGACGCTGCGAGGGGCGTGAGGGGGGGAGAGGCAGAAGGCAAAAGGGAGCCGGACTGAGAGGCCGGCGGCAGGCCTGGAGGCCTACCCTACCTAACAAGTTCCATACCACGCAGTGAGTGGGTGGTTAAACACAGAGGAGAAAACAACAGATGCCAGCTATTACGTCAGCTAACGTGGCCAACGCGATTGTCAAGCTGGTAGCGGCAGACGCACTGCCGGCCCTGATGGGGAACCTCGTCATGGGCAACCTAGTCAATCGCGATTTCGAGCCAACTCTGGCCCAGGCGGGAGATACGGTGAACGTGCCGATCCCTCCCAGTCTGGTGGCCAGCAACATCGCCGAAGGCGGAACGGTTCAGACGCAGAACCCGAGCTTGGGGAACGCGCAGATCGTGCTGAACACGCACGCCGAGGCGACTTTCCAGGTCCCGGACGTGACCAAGGTGTTGGCGGTCCCGGACCTGCTGAAGCTGTACATGCAACCGGCGGTGGTGGCCCTGGCGGAGAAGATCGAGAGCGATCTGCTCGGGCTGTACGCCAGCTTCACGGCCAACACGCCGGTGGGTACGGCGGGGACGCCGATCACCGAGGCGGTGATCGACGCGGCGGAGACGGCGTTGTTCCAGACCAAGGTGCCGGCCAGCGAGCCGAAGTACCTGGTGGTGGATGCCGCGACGTACTCGCAGATGCGGCAGATCACGCGATTCAGCGAATTCCAGACGGCGGGGGAAGCCGGGTTGCGGGCGCTGATCGAGGGCACGGTGGGGAAGATCAAGGACTTCTTCGTGTTCCGGTCGCAGTTCGTGGCCAAGACGGGCAGCGCCCCGGTGACGACGCACAACCTGGCCTTCGCACGGAGCGCCATTGGTCTGGTCGTGCGGCGTTTGCCGCAGCCGCTGCCGGGGACGGGAGCGATTGCGGACTACGCGGAACTGGGCAACTTCGGGATGCGCGTGGTGATGAGCTACCAGCCCAACACGCTGGCGCAGCAGTTCACGGTGGACGTGCTGTACGGGGTGGCGGTGCTGCGGAACAGCTTCGGCGTGCAGGTGAACAGCTAGGCCTGACCGGTGTCGTCAGCCACTGGGGGAGGGCCGGAGAGCTTAAGCCTGGTGGCTGACCGCCGGGAAGGGCAGGTGGACGAGGTATGGATCTAAAGGTTTTCTATCAGAAGCTGCGGCAGACGGAGGCGAGCATCACCGAGGCGCACGTGGTCGTAGTGAGCCTGGAGACGCCCGACGGAGGGCGGGCGGGAGTGCGGACCGAGGCACCCCGAGCGCTGGCGGCGCGAATGGTGGTGGAAGGCCGGGCGCGACTGGCCACGCCGGAGGAGAGCGCGGAGTTCCGCGAGCAGGCAGCGGAAGCGAAGCGGGCGGCGGAGCAGGCCTCTGCGGCCAGCCGGATCCAGATCGCGGTGGTTTCGGAGAGCGAGCTGAAAACGCTGAAAGGCACGATCCGGCCTGGGCGCGCGCAATAAGCGGGGCCGCGGCGGGAGGAGGCAGGCGATGGCGCTGTTTACCGATGGCACGGTTTCAACGATTGATGAGCTGCTGGCCTACGAGAGCTCGTTGCTGGATGTGGCGCGGACAGAGCGGATCGACCTGACGGGAAAGCTGATGCTGGCCCGGCAGGAGATCGGCATCGAGCTGACGGTGTTCCTGGTGGACCGAGGCGGCGGGGAGTGGAGCGGGATCGTGTGGCCGGCGCTGGAGCTGAAGAACATCGTGGTGACCGAACCGCTGAAAAAGTGGCACATCTTCCACACGCTGGGCCTCGTGTACCGGGACGCTTACAACAGCCAGTTGAACGACCGGTACCAGGGGAAATGGAAGGAGTATGAGCGGCGCGCCCGGTGGGCGGCGCAGGCGCTGTACCGGATCGGGGTGGGGATCGTGAACGATCCGGTGGTGCAGGCGGATAAGCCAGCTCTGAGCAGCGTGGCGGGGCCCCTGCCGGGCGCTCTGTATTACGTGCGGGCGGCGTGGGTGAGCGTCTCTGGGGAGGAGGGCAACCCGAGCGACCTGGCGGTGCTGAGCACGGGCGCCAACACGCTGCTAGTGGCGGAGGCGGTGAACCCGGCGGCGAACGCGCGGTACTGGAACGTCTACGTGGGGATGACCATCGGGGGCGTGACGTTGCAGAACAACTCGCCGCTGCTGGTGGGGCAGAAGTGGACGGAGGCGGCCTCGGGGCTGGTACAGGGGCGCGCACCGGGTACGGGCCAGGCACCGCAGAGGTACCTGCGGGCAACAGGTGCATTCCTGAGGGGTTAAGACGTGGCGACAGTAGCAAGCACGGCAACCAACGCGGTGTGGCAGATGCTGGCGGCTCCGACGGGCCTGCCATATGCGGTGGGCGCGCTGGCGGAGCGCGAGCGGCTGGACCTAGCGCAGATCGGGGCTGAACAGGTGCTGGGGCAGCAAGTAGCCTTCGAACTGGCGGAGAAGAGCGCAGGGGTGAGGTACCCGGCGGTATACGTCTACTGCCAGGGGGTGGCGAACCTGTTGAAGGAGAAGTTCCGCACGTTTTCCGGGAAGGTGTACATGGCGGTGGAGGTGCGAGTTACGAGCGACCGTCTGGAGAGCGTATCGCAGGAGTTGCAGGCGTACGCGAGCGCGGTTACGGACGTGCTGGATGCGCATCGCGGGGAATGGGCGCCAGGGATGTACTACGCAGGGGGCTACAAGGTGGAGTTCGGGCCCATCAAGCACGGAGGGAAGAATTTCTTGCAAGCGGCCAAAGTGGAGTTCGAGGTGGAGGCCAGCGTGTAGGAGAGGCCGGCTGAAGAGCCGGCCGCAGGTCTGGAGGCCCACCCCACCTAGGAGAGGAGGGATATGGCGTACGTTTTGTCGAGTGCGAACCGGTTGTATGTGAAGAAGGAGCAGACCTATGGGCAGGTTCCGGCGGTGGCAGCGGAGAACCGCATTCCGGCGGTGAAACTGACGGCGCGGCAGCGGCTCGAGCGGCCGGAGCGGCATGACAAAACCGGGAGCCGGACGTTTACCGGGATTCCCTGGGGGCTGCGGAAGCAAACCAGCTACGAGCTGAGGACTTACATGACCGCCTGGAGCGACCTGGCGCAGTTGCCCAGCTACGGGCCGCTGTTCGAGGCGGGGCTGGGCGGAGCGGCCGTAACTTTCGGGGGCGGGACGGCGGCGGAGGGTTCCAGCGGGAAGATCCTGAACTTCGCGGCGGCGCACGGGTTGGTGCCAGGCCAGGCGGTGACGTTCGGGGCAGAGATCCGGTTCGTAGTATCGCTGGTGAGCGCGACGAGCGTGGAGCTGAACGCGCCGTTCACGCTGGCGGTGTCAGCCGGCTCACCCATCGGAAAGACGGTGAGCTACGGGCCGCAGACGGAGCTCGGGAGCGTGAGCATTTACGACTACTGGAGCCCGGCGACGGCGGTGCAGCGGATCCTCAGCGGAGCAGGAGTGGACCGGCTACGGGTGACGGTCAACGGGGACTACCATGAGTTCGAGTTCCGAGGGCCGGCGCGGGACATCATCGACAGTGCGAGTTTCGCGGCAGGGCAGGGGGAGCTTCAGGGATTCCCGGCGGAGCCGGCGGTGGAGCAGTTCGACTACGCGATTATCCCCGGACACCTAGGGGAAGCGTGGCTGGGAAACACGCCGGATCTGTTTTACACGCTGACGGAAGCCGAGCTCGTGGTAGACAACGACCTGGACACGCGTAACCGGGAGTTCGGCTGCAAAGGGGTGCCACCGTACGCGATCGCGCCAGGGCGGCGGACAGTAATGCTGGAGCTGGCGCTATACGAGCAGGACGACGGGGTGACGAAGGCGCTGTACCAGGCGGCGCGGCAGCAGTCGCCGATGGCGGTGATGTTCCAGTTGGGACAGCAGGCCGGGCAGCTTTTCGGGGTGTACCTGAAAAGCGTGGTGCCGGAGGTGCCGGAGTTCGACGACACGGATCGGCGGCTGGAATGGCGCTTCCGGGAGTGCCGGGCGCAGGGGACGGTGGACGACGAAATCTACATGGCATTCGGGTAGGGGGGCATGGAATACCAGAGCACGGTGAGGGTGGAGTCGCAAAGCCATCCGGGTGTGCGGTTCACGGTGTACCGGATGTCGTTTGGGCGGCGGCTGGAGCTGCTGCGGCGGGTGCGGGAACTGGCGGCCCGGGCTGAGTTTCTGGAAGCGGGTGAAGATCCGCGGGAGAAGATCGAGGCCACGCTGCTGGTGGGGGAGATCGACCGGCTGTACCTGCTTTGGGGGCTCGCTGAGATCGAGGGCCTGGAGGTGGACGGGCAAGCGGCGACGCCGGAACGGCTAGTCGAAGCGGGGCCGGAGGACCTGTGCCGGGAGATGCTGGCGGCGGTCAAGCGGGAGGCGGGGCTGAGCGAGGAAGAATCAAAAAACTGATGATCGCCTTCCATTTCCAGTTTGCCAACCAGGCCGGATGGAAGTGCGAGGAATGCCGCAAGCAGGGCCTGGAGATGAAGCGGCGGTGCGGGTGGCTGCCCGAGGCGCAGGCGACGGCGCCTCGAGTGGTGTGGGCGCGGCGAAGGGCGGTCGCCGAGCAGTGTCCTCGCTCGCTCATCACGGGAGAGAGCCTGGCGTGGCTGGAAGGATTCTACGCACGGAAGAAGCTGGGGGGGCCGCCGGTGGTGGAGATGAGCGCGCGGCAGGTGCAGGCGTTCCTGCTGCTGGAGCGGGAGCTGGCGGCGGAAGCGAGTCATGAACGAGAAAGAGATTGAGAAGCTGCTGGCGGGGGTGACGCCGGGCGGCGTGGCCAAGGCCCTGGAGGAGGTGCTGGCGGGATACGAGAACGCGCTGGCGCGGGATCTCGGGCAATTGGTGGGGGAGCTGGGGCAACTGCGGACAGCGAGCCAGACGCAGGCTGCGGCGGTGGCGGAGAATACGCAGGCGGTGTGGCAGAACACAGTGACGCAAACCTCCGTGGACAAGGTGTCCGCGCTATCGAGCGCGGGGAGGACGGTGTGGAAGGTGCTGAGCAGCGGACTGACGCTCTCGCCACTGTGGAGTGGACTGGCGCGGTGGATTGGCGGGAGTAAGACGGAAGAGCCGGCGCCGCTGGCGGTGTACGTGCCGCCTCCCGCGGTCCGCCTGGAAGGAGAGGTTTCGCGGGCTGGCGGGCAGGAGCAGTATCAGTGGGAGTGGGAGGAGCTTTGGCCGCGGCAGAGAGTGGCGAGACAGGCACCGCAGATTACGGTACAGGTGCAGGCGGTGGACAGCCGGTCGTTTCTGGACCACAGTGAGGAGATCGCGCGGGCGGTGCGAGAAGCGATGCTGAACTCGCACGCGCTGAATGACGTGGTGAGTGAGGTGTGAGGCCGGGCTGAAGCCCGCCCCACGGGGGGGCGATGAGTGAGTTTCCGAAACTGAAGACAGGGGCGGTGATGCAGTACCCGGCGAGCCGGAGTCTGGAGTGTGCGACTCAGGTATTCCGGTTTGTGGACGGCAGCGAGCAAAGATACCGCGAACGGCCGCCGGTGCGGCGCTGGGTGATCCGGCTGGAGCGGCTGGATGAAGAGGAGCTTCAGAACCTTCAGGCGTTCTTCGTTTCCGCACAAGGGCGCGTGGGGAGCTTTTCGTTCATGGATCCCTGGGATGAGATCGAGCATGACGATTGCAGTCTGGAGGGGGATGAGCTGGCCGTGGAAGTGAGCGAGGAGATGCGCGGACGGACGGTACTAGTGGTGAGGGAGAACCGGAGCTGAGATGCTTTGCTTTCCGCAATTCGCGACCGGGGCGGCGGGGCAGTTTCCGATCAAGCGGCGCGTGGTGCGGCGGACGGTGGTCAACAGCATGCTGGACGGGCGGACGGTGAAGCTGGCGGACCCTGGAGCCTCGCGCGTGGACTGGGAGCTGGGGCTGACCGGGCTCACCAGCGAGGAGTGGGGCGCGCTGAAGGCCCTGTTCGAGACGGTCGAGGGGCGGCTGAAGAGTTTTGCCTTTCTGGATCCAATTGACAATCTACTGGTGTGGAGTGAAGAGCTGAGCCAGGAGGCCTGGCAGAAGGACGCGGGGCTGGTGTTGGAGGCGGGGATCGCGGATCCGGTGGGCACGACGCGAGCCACGCGGATTAGCAACAGTGGCGGCGTGGCACAGGCGGTGCGGCAGGAGCTGGCGGCGCCGGGCGGGTATCAGTACTGCCTGAGTGTGTGGGCGCGGAGCAGCGAGGCGGGCGAAGCCTGGCTCATGCGGAGCAGCGCAGCGGGCCCGGTGAAGAAACAGTTCAGGACGTGGGAGGTGTGGAGCCGACTGGTGTTCTCGACGAAGGTCGAGGATGCGAGCGAGACGGTTAGCTTCGGGCTCGAACTGGGAGCGGGGCGAACGGTCGAGGTGTTCGGGTTTCAGGTGGAGCCGCAGCGGGGGGCGTCGAAGTACAAGAAAACGTCGAGCCGGGCGGGGGTTTACCCGGAAGCGTTTTTCCAGGATGACGCCTTGAATCTGACCAGCCAAGGGCCCGGAGAGCACGGCGGGGTGGTGCGGGTGAGTGCCAGAGTGGCGGGGTAGCCGGGCATGGCGACGATTAACGAGCTAAAGGAACAGAGCCTGACTGAGACTCCGCTGTTGCTGTTCGAATGCCAGCTTCCCTCAGGCGCGGTGGAGCGATGGAGCACACACTGGGTGGAGTGGGACGGGCAGGTGTGGGAGGCTCGGGTACAGCGGCACAACCTGTTCGAGATTCGGGCCGGGGCGGAGGAGGGGATCGACGCGCTCGCCAAGGTTTCGGTGACGCTGGCGAACGCGGATTCGCACTTCTCGCAGATCGAGCGGAACACCGGCTGGAAGGGGAGCAAGGTAGCGGTCCGGTTCGTGTTCTTTGATCTGAAGGCCGGGCAGCCGGCGTCGGAAGCGACGGTGGTGTTCCGGGGAGTGGCCAATCCGCCAGAGGAGATCACGGAGGGGACCCTCCGGCTGACGTTCTCCAACAGCCTGACCTTGCAGCGCCACCTGCTGCCCGAAGTGCGGGTGGAGCGGCGGTGCCCCTGGAAGTTCCCGGCGACGGCGGCGCAGCGGGAAGAGGCGGTGCATGGGGGGACGCGGGGGAAGTACTCGCCGTTCTTCCGGTGCGGATACTCGCCGGGTGTGAGCGAGGGAGTGGGTAACACCGACGGAGGTACGCCGTACAGCAGTTGCACACACACGCGGGCGGAGTGCGAGCAACGCGGGATGTTCCGGCAGGATGCGGGGGGCAATCCGACGCGGCGGTTCGGGGGGATCGAGTTCGTGCCGCCGAGCACCCTGGTGCGGAGCTACGGGGAAAAGGGGCTGCACGTCTCTAGCGTGCTGGAGAACGAAGCCCGGTACAACGATTTCGTGCCGCTAGTCTACGGGACGGCGTGGTTTGCCCCGTTGATCGTGTTTGCCAAGAACGACGGAAACCTCACGCGGATGGAAGTGTTGCTGGGGATGGGGGAGATCCAGGGCGTGCTGAAAGTGCTGGTGAACGGGATCGAGATCCCGGAGGGGCGCGCCGGCGCGAACATGACGGGGACGGGGTGGTACAACCTCACCACTCGGGGAAACCGGACGGGGGACTTCAACCAGGACTTCACCGACGAGGCGGGGAACCCGCTGGGGGACCCGTACGGAAGCATGGCGGCGCTGTCGGTGGTGGTGCCGAACCGGATCAACGACGGGCGTACGTTGCCGCGGATCCAGGTCCTGATGGAGGGGCTGAAGCTCGGCCGGCACGCGACGGATGGGACGTACCTGGGGGAGAGCTTCAGCAACAATCCGGCGTGGGTGCTGCTGGACGTGTTGCAGCGGGCGGGGTGGACGTTGGAGGAGATCGACGTCAGGAGCTTCGCGCAAGCCGCAACGTACTGCGAGGCGCTGATCGCGGCTCAGGATCTGTACGGGAACCCCGTGGAGGCGCCACGGTTTCGGTGCAACCTGGTGCTGGAGCGGAGGCGGAGCGCGGCGGATGTCATTCGCGGGGTTCGCAACGGGGCGCGGCTGTTGCTGACGTACTCAGGCGAGGGGTTGCTGCAACTGAAGGCGGAGAACACACTCGCGATCCAGCAGCCTGTGAAGCCGGCAGGCAGCAACGCGACGAGCGCGCTGAATGGCGGATGGCCCGCGTACGAGTTTGGGGACGGGACGACGGAGTCCTCCGGGATTCTGCGGAGGGAAAACCAGGAGCCGTCGCTGAGGATCTGGTCGAAGGGGATGGCGGAGACGCCGAACCGGGTGACGGTGGAGTTCCAGGACGCTTTCAACGAGTACCAGCAGGACAGCCTGTCGCTCACGGACGTGGACGACGTGCTGGCGACGGGGCAGGAGACGAGCCTGGCGCTGCCGGTGCTGGGGATTCCACACTTTAACCAGGCGGCGCGGGTGGCGAAGTTCTGGCTGGACAAGGCGGTCCGTGGGAACACGTTCATCGAGTTTGAGACCACGGTGCGTGGGTTCTGGCTGCGGCCGGGGGACCTGATCACAGTGACATACCTGAAGGAAGGTCTCGAGCGGCAGCCGTTCCGGGTGCTGCGGGTGGCTCCGGGGCTGAACTACCGCACTGCGATGATCACGGCGCAGATTCACCGGGACGAGTGGTACTCGGACGGCAACGCGGCGGGGCTGGGCGGCTCGACAGGGCGGCGGCAGGCGGGTGCGGGTCTGGGCTGGCCGCGGCCGCTAGCCGGGGCGGCGCTGGACGAGTACGAGGAGCCGCAGTTTGCGATTACGGAGCAGACGGCGCCGGGAGCGGACGGTGGCACGGAAGTGTGGCTGTCGGCGGGATTCGTGGCGCCGGGGCAGCCGGTGCTGACGGGCCTCGGAATCCCGCTGGTGAGCTTGGCAGCGATGATCAGCACGACGGGGGGGACGCTGGCCGGTGACCAGACGCTGTACTACACCGTGAACGCGCTGGAGGCGGGGGGCGGGGAGAGCCCGCTGTCGTTCGTGGTGCGGGCGACGATTCCACCAGGGACAAACACGAACGCGGTGACGCTCACCGGGCTGAGCTTCTCGGGCGGCACCACGGGGTTCAACGTGTATCGGGGCACGAACCCGGTCCAGCTCTATCGCATTGCCGCGAACCAGAGCGTGACGAGCCAGTTCACGGACCCGGGGTTGGTGCGCGAGTTGGTGCTGCCCCCGGACGAGAACTACGACCACGCCAACTTCTACTGGCGATTGGAGCAGCAACCGGAGTACGCGGCGACGGTGTACTCGGCGACCACAATCGGCAACGGGACGCTGAACATGCCCGCGGACCGGTACCGCGGGATGGTGGTGCGGATCACGCGGGGGAAGGGTGCCGGACAGGAGCGGGCGGTGCTGTCAAACGACGCCACGACGCTGACGGTGACGAAGCGGTGGGTGGTGACGCCGGATGGAACGAGCTACTTTGTGGTAGCGGAAGCGGGATGGCACTTTGGGGCGGCGGCGCGGACTAGCCCGGTGGAGTTCCAGGTGCCGAACCGTGACGGGGCGACGGTGCACGTGCTGGGGCGTTCGGCGAACGTGCTGGACGGCGAGTGCGCGGCGGAGCTGTCGCCGCTGACGCGGTGGCGGATCAGCGGGGCGGGCGCGGGCGGCGACAAGGACGCGCCGCCGCGGCCGGTCTTCGGGCTTATGCCCACGGGGGAAGGGACGGTGGAACTGGCCGGGGTGGCTTTCGAGGACCTGACCAACACGCGTACGATCTCGGCGGCCACGCTGACACTGAACTACTGGGATGAGCTGGCCAGCCCATCGCAGTCTGTGCTCGACGCGGCGGTAGGCGCGGAGGACGCTTTCATCGACTTGGCGGCGGCGGGCAGTGCGCAGACGGAGAGCCTGATCCAGGTGGAGTCGGAGTTGATGCTGGTGGAGGAGGTGCTGAACGGCGGGCTGCGCTACAAGGTGGCGCGGGGCGCCCACAACACGACGGCGGCGGCACATGCGACGGGGACGAGGGTCTATCACCTGAAGAAAAAGGTCTTCGTGGCGCCTTTCGTGCGAGACTTCTTTGGGAGTCCCGCCAGCGGGAGCTTCAGCTACCCCATTTACCTGCCGGACGCGCGGCTGGCGAGCGCGGAACTGTTCGTTACCAACGTGCGGGGAAACAGCGAGACCAGGGTGAACCAGTACACTTCCACAGCGGACCAGGGGCTGCGGACGCTCTCGGGCGGGCAGTTCGCTTTGCAGGTGGAGGGTTTCCTGGCCATCCAGACTAACGCGACGCCGCCCCTGGTGGTGCAGGATACGCGCTCGGTGAGAGACATTTTCGCCGTGGTGCGGGAGGCGCCGACGGGGGCGCCGGTGGAATTGCGGGTGAGGCAGAACGAAGTGACGTACTGCGACCTTACGATTCCGGCGAGCGCGACGGTCTCGAACACCGTGAGCGGCTTTGGGCTGCCCCCGCTGGCGGCCGGCGCAGAGATCAACCTGGACGTGGTCTCGGTGGGGCAAGGGGCGGAGCAATCACCGGGGCGGGACCTGACGGTGACGATCCGGATGTAGCGAGGCTATGCCCGAGGCTCTGGAGAAGCTGCGGCCGGACCGGGATCTCCAGTGCTATTTTGAGCGGCCCTCGGCGGTAGCGGCGCTGAGCGAGGTCTCGCCGACCGGTTTCACGACCTCAGGATGCTTCCGGCAGCAGTTCGACTGGGTGGTTCTGGAATGGAACCGCGACAACGTCTTTGAACATCCTCTCTTTCGCAGCCTTCCTGATGGGGACCTGAGCGGTCTCCAACTCTCCTACGAAGAAACCCGCACGAATTGCGTGCCGATGGATTCCGATTTGTATCCCACGGTGGACTGGCCGTACCTGCGCATCTGGGCGGAGACAGGGGATACGGAGCAGTTCTACAAGGTGCGACTGAAGGACTACGCCACGGCGGTGGAGGGCAGCTACCAAGCGGCGTCGGCGGAGTTCGAGCTACAGGGGACGCCGACGGCGGGGGACTACATCGAGCTGGCGTGGATGTCCGAGCATCACACTTATCAGCTCTACGGCACGGACACACTGGAGAGCGCGGTGCAGGCGCTGGTGGACAGCGTCAATGCGTTTTCGAGCACGATGACGGCGAGCGGGACAGGAACGCGCATCCGGCTGACAGCGAAGCAGGCGCAAGGGGCCAACGGCAACCGGATCGGGGTGTACACCCTGGTGTCGGGTGCGAAGACGGAGTCCTGGAGCCCGCAGTGGCAGAATCTGAGCGGGGGAGTGTCGCCGACGAAGTGGCGGATTAGTTTGGATTTCGACGCGCTCCTGGACATTGGCGGAAACGCGGTTCCGACGCAAGCGGTACGGAAGATGCGTTGGACATACGCGGCGGATCTGCAAGCGGGGGCGTACCAGCGCTCGGAGTTCCAGGTCCAGGTGACGGCATGGAGGGTGACGGGGACGAACCGGGGCTACCTGGTGGCGGGACGGGGCAGCCGACGGATCGAGGACAGCGCGGCGGAGGTCAGCTACATGGGGACGTGGACGTCGAGCAAGGGGAATTTCTCCGGGGGCTCGATCCACCAGACCAACGTGGCGGGCAGCGGTTTGAGCTGCACTTACCGGGCTTCGGGAACCCACAGGCTGTACCTGGGGACGCGGCGAGCGTTCAGCGCGGGGCAGGTATCAGTCACGGTGGACGGAGCGCCGCCAGTGACAAAGAACCTGTTGATTCCGGGCGAGGACGTGCTGGTGCGCTTGCTAGTGGGCGAGTACGGAGCAGGCCCGCACACGGTTATGGTGACACACCTGGGTCCGAGCGGGACAACGCTCTACTTTGACTTCCTGGAGATCGCCGTGCCGACTGCGACGCTGCCTGAGCTGACGCCGGATGCGAAGTTGGCGCTGGCCACGGACTGGGACACGGACCACTCGATGGCGCTGGCCCCGGAGCGCACGGCGTGGATGATTCAGTCGCTGGGTTTCCGGGGGCGGGTAAACCACTATGTGGGGGCGCTGTGGTTTTACGAGCTGACGCGCGTGGGGCACGAATACGCCTCAGGAACGATCACCTTCACGGGCACGCCGCAATTCAGCGCTATCACCGAGGTGAGGATCGGGCGAACGGACGAGCCGCCAGAGAATCAGTTGGTGTTGCAGCATGTGAACCTGATCGGCGACACGGCGGCGACGATCGCGCTGGCGTTCGCACTGGAAATCAACCGCGGATACATGGCCATCCGGGCGGAGGCGCAGGACAACGTGCTGACGATCCGGGCGCGGGCGATGGGCACGGCGGGCAATCTGATCACCATTGCGGCCTCGCCGACCTCCGGGCAGTTCGTGGCTGAGACCAGCGGGCCGACGCTGACGGGAGGCGTGGATGGCGACTGGCGGACGGACCTGGGCACAAGCCCGCGGCTGAATCGGGCCGTGCGGGACTGGAGCAAGGCGTATTACGCGGCGTTGCAGGCGTACGGACTGAGTGTGGTGGCAGCGTTCAGCATGGAGCTTCAGCACGGGGACCCGTCGGCGGCGGGGATCGCGCAGCGGTATCCGGGGGGCGATGCGGTGCTGCTGAGCACACCGGCGCTGCAAACCAATTTCTCGCCGGCCAGCGTGGCGTTCTGGAAGCAGGTGTACCGGGAAATGGCGGAGATCCTGGTGGCAGCGGGCCAAGCGCCGTTCCTGCAATTCGGCGAGGTACAGTGGTGGTACTTCCCGAACGCGACGGGCATGCCGTACGCCGACGATTACACCAAACAGGAATTCCAGGCCACCTACGGGCGGCCGATCAGCGTGATTCCCAACAACAATGTGCCGCCGGCACAGTACCCGGAGGAGGCGGCGTTCCTGCCCGCGCTGATCGGCAGCTTCACCGACCAAGTCATCAGCTACGTTCGCCAGACGGTGCCGGCCTGCAAGTTCGAGGTATTGTACCCGCCGGACGTGAACGAACCGCAGTTCAACCGGGCGGTGAATCTGCCGGCGGCCTGGACGCCAGCCGCGCTGGACTGCTTCAAGACGGAGAACTTCACTTACACGTACAGCCGGAACCTGGACAAGAGCGCCGAGTCGATGGGGTTCTCCGGGACGCTGGGCTTTGCGCGCGGGAAGCGGGCGCACCTAGTGGGGATCAGCGACTGGACCACGGCGTGGGCGCGGGAGGCACGGCTGGCGAAGGCCGAGGCGCTGGAGAGCGTGGTGCTGTTCGCGCTGGACCAGTTTGCGCTGATTGGGTATCCGG